CCCCTCTTTTTTTCAAACCTTTGTAAAACACAAAAATGAACGTAACACTAGGAAGAGCAATTAACTTACTGAACTCAGGATTCAGTGTAATGCCAATATCGGAGGGTAAGAAGCCTTTGATTTTATGGAAAGAGTACCAGACAAAAAAGATAGAAAAATCCGAATTAGAGAAGCTAGAATACAAGACCAAAGGTTATGGAATTATAACAGGATTTTATGACGTTGAATGTATTGATGTAGATTTAAAGGTATTTCCTACAATTCAAGAAGGAAAAAAGTTTTGGAGTGAGTTCGTATCTTTTATTTCTGATCACATAGATGACTTTGAGAGAAAGTTTGTCATTTATAAAACTATAAACTCAGGGTATCATATTATTTATAGATGCTCTAAGGTAGAGGGAAACAGAAAGCTTGCGACACTAAAGGGCCATTCTCAAGCCTTGATTGAAACTAGGGGAACAGGAGGATACATCTACATTTACGATAATCAGGTATCTGAAATGTCCTACGAGCAAATCCAAGAGATTACCGAGGAAGAAAGAGATATTCTGTTTAGCCTATGCCGATATTTTCACTACGATGAAGCCAAGGTGGAAGTCAAGGTTGAAAATACAGAGTATAGCGGATTGACTCCTTGGGAAGATTACAATCAGAGAAACAAAGTATTGGACTTAATTTCAAATGAGTTTACCGCAGTAAAGCATTTGACCGACCGCATAGTAATAAGAAAAACTAATTCTAAGGACGCCTTGCATGGATTTATATACAAGGATACTGGATTGTGTTATCTCTTTACTACGGCCACGATTTACCCTCATGAGACACCTCTTACTCCTTTCAGTATTTATGCCTACAAATACTTTAATGGTGATTTTTCAATTGCTGCTAAAGAACTGTATAAAGAAGGATATGGTGAGCGAAAGATTAGAAAAGTCGAGATAGAAAAAATTGATGTTCCTAAGGAAGACTTGATATTTCCGATTGATGTATTTCCTGAGTCAATACAGAGTTATATTCTGTTAAATCAGAAAACGCTTAATCATTCTATTGACTACATGGGATGTAGCTTACTTTGGCTTCTGTCGCTCTGCATTGGTAATGCTTGCAAGGTGGAGGTAAAAACAGGCTGGAGAGAGTCTTGCAACATTTGGATTGGCTTGATAGGTAAGGCAGGATTAGGTAAGACCCCTAGTATAAATGCCATCATATTCCCGATTTCTAAGAAGAATAGCTTTGAGATTAAGCACTATCAGAACGAATACAAGAAGTACAAGGAGTACGAGCGATTGACCGCCAAGGAGAAGAAGGATGTGGAGGAAGTCAAGGAGCCTGTGAGAAAGCAGTTGATAGTAAATGATATCACCGTTGAAGCCTTAGCGGATTTGCACGAGGAAAACCAGGTGGGCATTGCAGTATTCAAGGATGAGCTGAACGGATGGATTAAGGACATGAACAAGTATAAGCCTGGTTCTGATCTTGAGTTTTGGTTGTCGTGTTGGTCTAACCAAGCAGCGATTCTGACAAGGAAGACTGCTAAGAGTAGCTTTGTGCAGAGCCCATTGATTCCTGTTCTTGGTGGTATACAGCCTGGTATATTCTCGCAGATATCCACTATGGAAAACAAAGACAATGGATTCCTAGACCGATTGCTAGTCAGCTATCCTGATAAGGAGATTGAGCATTACAACAAGAACTCGATTGACCAAGAAATATTGGATTGGTACGAGGCTTACATAAGTCAGTTCTATAACCTAGTTCGAACACAGGTCTTGCAGTACAATAAGTTTGGAGAGATTGAGAGCAGAATCATTCGATTTGATAGCCAAGCAGATATTGAGTGGGAGAGAATATTTAACAACATCACAGACTTGCAGAACTCTGATGACATATCGGAATATGTAAAGTCGATGTTGAGTAAGCAGAAGGCTTATGTACCTAGATTTGCTATGCTGATTAATACCTTGACTTCTTTTGAGACAGGGAAGGACTTTGACTTTGTTACTAAGGAAAGTTTGCTCAAGTCAGAGAAGTTGAGTAACTACTTCATTGCCATGTCTAAAAAGATTAAGGTCAGTAGCTTAGAGTCTAATGAGCTTAGTGAGATTATTCGTTCGATGAAGAATGAGTCCATAGAAAAGAAAATCGAGATGATTCATAAGACCATACCTGATTTTAACCGCTCTGAGTTAGCAGAGTTATTGAATGTTAGTAGAACCACTATTTATAAACACTTAAAGAAATGATTGAAGCACTAGACGAAGTATCAGAAATCCCATTTGAAGTATTTTGGGATAAGTACATGGAAGCAAGACCTGGGGACTATGATAAGACCTATACTCAAGGGATTTGGTTAAAGATGAGAGAAGCAAATAGAGTTCTTGCATTTGAATATATGTCCAGGTTTGGAACAGACTACAAGACTCCTGTATTGCATTTAGAAGCCTTCGATTTGCCGTTTTAAGATGAGACACGGATCACTATTTAGCGGAATAGGAGGCTTTGATTTAGCCTCCGAATGGATGGGATGGGAGAATGTATTCCATTGCGAATGGAATGAATTTGGACAAAAAGTTTTAAAATATTACTGGCCTAAAGCAATAACTTACAATGATATCACCAAGACAGATTTCACTATTCACCGAGGAACAATTGACATTCTTACAGGTGGATTCCCATGCCAACCATACTCATCCGCAGGAAAGAGACTTGGAAAAGAGGATTCGAGACACCTCTGGCCTGAGATGCTTAGAACAATTCGAGAGATTCAACCGACCTGGGTTGTGGGCGAAAACGTTCGCGGGCTTACTAATTGGAATGGAGGGTTGGTATTCGACGAAGTGCAGGCTGACCTGGAAAATGAAGGCTACGAAGTTACACCGTTTTTACTTCCAGCTTGTGCCGTTAACGCCCCGCACAGAAGAGACAGAATTTGGTTTGTGGCTTTCAACTCCAAGAGCGAACGAAATACCAAGGTCGGAAAAGTTTTCGAAAAACAGGATAATGAGTCCATCGGAATTCGCTCAAAAAAAAATATTGTTGCCTACTCCTCTAGCGCAAGCGAGGGAGCAAAAGAGCTTCGACAAATACGACGAGAGAATGAAGAGATTAGTCGAGAAGGGTCACAAACCATTTACGATGCCCTTAGACCAAATGGCATTGAGGGGACTACTTCCAACTCCGACTGCATCGGACAAGAATGCAGGAAGGAGAGGGAACGCTCCGAGGGAAGGTCACAATCCAATGACAAATTCACTAAAAGACGCAATAAATTACCAGGAGCAGACTTCCAAATGTTCCCATCTGTCTCCCCAATTTGTGATGGAGATGATGGGATTTCCGACAGATTGGACTCTATTACCTTTCCTAAATGGAGACAAGAATCAATCAAAGCAGGGGGAAACGCAATAGTTCCCCAAGTAGTATATCAGATATTTAAAGCAATCGAGCAGTATAATCAACTTGATAAGCAACTATCTATATGAAACCACTTGACATTCTAAAACAACTCAAGCAAGAGTCGATGCTAGAATCTTATCCCAATGTGCCGAAGTATGCCATCTCAACACCGAAGTACGAGGATAAGACAGCCAATGGACTAACAAAGTGCGTCAAGGAATTCTTAGAGCTTAGTGGATACCAAGCAGAGCGAATCAATACGATGGGTAGACCAATCGACAACAGAAAGCAGGTCACAGATGTAATAGGCAGAACTAAGACCATAGGCTCAATGACTTGGGGAAAGTCAACGGCAACTAAAGGATCAGCAGATATTTCAGCTACAATCCTTGGAAGGTCGGTAAAGATAGAGGTAAAGATAGGTAAAGATAGGCAGTCAGAGCATCAAAAAGTTTACCAAGAGGCAATTGAAAAGTCTGGAGGTCAGTACTGGATAGTAAAAAACTTTGCTGAGTTCTATGAAAAATATCAAATTTTTCTTGAATCCAATAAATCAATGAGTTAATATTACAAGACAAAACAAAAACAAAAAAAAATGGCAAATTTATCAGAAATCTTCCTAAAGCAGGAAACACTAGAAACCCTATTAAACACAGTTAAGGCAAAGGGCCTTAAGGGAGTGTCTTTGACAATCTCGATGAACGATGAGGCAAACGATTATGGTCAGAATGTTCAATCCTATGTCTCACAAACAAAAGAGGACAGAGAGGCTAAAAAACAGAAGTTCTGGACAGGATCAGGAAAAGTATTTTGGTCTGATGGTAAACCAGCAATGGTAGTAGAGAAAAAGCAAGCACATCAATCTAAACCTCAGTATGCCGAGAAAGAAAGCAACGACCTCCCATTCTAAGTTTATACTCAAGCGTAGGTTTATCAATAAGTTCAACGAATTCACAGAGTGGCAAGACATCGGATATGGAGAGTTTCTCTCCATTGAAGATGTTCAAGACAAAATCAAGCTTATGATTCAGAACTATAAGAATAAACACATGGAGGTTCACTTTGAAATGAACGGCAAACTATTAGACTTTAATGGAAATGAGATATCACATCCTATTAAATTTACACCGAAATGAAAAAGAACAAATGGAAGTTAGTTAAGTTTATGAATCTGTTTGTAGGCTTAACTATTGGCCTTTGGCTCGTATCTGTAGGGTTGGGTATGTTTGCAATAGTTTTTGCAATTTTAATAACATTCTTAAATATGAATATTGATGAAATACTCAACGGAACAGATTAAACGAGCGGTTCGATCTTGCGTATTCTGTGAGCGAAAAGGAATAAAGGCTGACCCAGATATGGAAGACCATTCAGAAGCAGGAGAGATATTATTTAATCACTTTAGCGGAATAGAGGAGCCAAGGATAACAGAATTACTAGAGAATCCTAGATATGTTATCAAATTACAACTGATTACTAGACACTTACAACACAATTACAGATAATGATTAAATACAAATACGAAGAGTTGGACTTTTATGTCGATTCAGAAACAGGGAATTTAGTTATTGACTATAAAGAAAATATAGCCGAAATAGAAAACCATGTAGCTATTGAACTTATTGGAATATTAATGCATAAGCTACATATACATAGAGAACAGAAAGAAAGTGTAATCAAACGATTCTTTAAATAACATGGAAGAAGCTCAAGTACTCAATCCCTTTGGATATCTATCTGCTACCAAGGTACTCGATGAAAACCGCAAACCAAGTGAGTGGTGGATTGAGTACCTAGAGTTTAACGAAATAGTTGCTGAAAACGAGTTCTATGTTCTTTTTAAAGATGGCTTACTGATTAAGAAAGGAAGGTCTAAATTTAGGACTAGCCAATATCTAAAAGGAGATAGGTTTATCTCGTTCAAGCAATACTATGATAAAGAAAAACTACTTAAAGAAGACATCAATTATAATTTTGTCTCTGTTGCTCATGACCTGTTTAGTTAAATGGTGGATTGAGTTTTTAAAGATTAACACATAGTCAGGTGGCGGAATTGGCTGTCAAATATAATCCCTCCACTCAATAGGTATGAAGGTAATAACGAGGGTAATCGGGAATAACTTCATATTACAGGTTCGAATCCTGTCCTGACTACTAGAGAGAACCGTTGGTTTGCGGATGGTTACAACCAAAAAACTAGCAGACGTCACGCTCTATGACAGCTTGGAAAGACGAGCAATTTTAAATTTAATTTAACTTAACAAACAAATGGATTCTAAAAAAAACGAATTATTAATCAAGCCTGCAAAAAATGGCTTTTTGGTTTATGTTGACTATGAATTTAGTTCTACTTCATTGAAACCAATTCCTTATGTTTTTGAAACAATGGAAAGTCTTTTAAATTTCGTAGAGAACAATATTATTCCTTTCAATGAAGAAAGATTAAAATACTAGATTAAAGATAGTCAGGTGGCGGAAAGTGTACCCTGTTTTTACGGGAAGTACATAGGAAAACGCTATCAAGATGTGGAGAGCATAAGGTAAAAAATAATACTACATAGGGCTTATCTATGGTATTATACAGGTTCGAATCCTGTCCTGACTACAAA